TCGTCCGCTATAACCTTCTGCACATCAGGATGCTGCTCACTCAGCGGCTTATCCCAGTCCAACATGCGGTCTATGTGTGAGTCGGGGAGGTCTACGGTGTACATTCTTCCCGGCTCTGGGATTCCTTTGAATTTATCAAGCTTAATTGTACTTGCGTATTTTGCAGCTTCAGGCCACCCATACTCAGGGCTAGTCATTGTACCAACTTCTTTTTCTGGGTGAACATGAGTCATGATATTTTCCCAGAACGCTACTTTTGCATTTGCATCTGCAATCATTGCTTTGTTATTCAATCTTTGTGCGCGGTCTTGCTCTTTTTGAGCTTGGTCGTACCAATGATTTATTGACTTGCCATTGTATGTGGCCTCGGCTGTATCAAACCAATTCTGCTCCATAAAACGATAATCTTTAGCCACATCTGGATTTTGCGCAAGATACAATCCATGTCCATAAGCCTGCGCCCCCTCTCCTGTGCCGATCTTGCCTGAGTTAAATTCACCAAGCGGATTATTTGGAGTTGGCTCGAATGTGTGCGGGGTGCCGTGATATGCATTGATGTTGGCCTCACCCTTTTCAATTGGTGATAAACCTTGCTGCATACGCATCTCGGCACGTTGCATTCTGCTTGGCTTACCAATGATGCCGCCGTCTGCTTTATTTTGATGAGTTTCGTGTCCAGAGCTTGACTTATCTAGAGAGTCAGACTTTGAGATTGCTGCCTTGGCAGTGGCTAGCGAATCCACCCTGCCACCTAGGTCATACAAGGGAAGCCCTTCCTCCAGTATCTGTTTACGGAGCGAAGGAGTGATATCGAACCGATGGACCTTACGCTTCGGCATCAGCTGTTCCAGCATGGCTGGGTTATGCTCTTCAATATGTGACTTCAGATCCTGCCAATTGATCAGGCCCATCTGATAGTCGAGCAATGCCTGCTTGAGCGCGTTGCTCTTGTGGGAAATATTCTCTCGCTTCGTTATTTCATCGTCTGACATGCCCAAGTACCTTAGGTACTCTGGGTCTTGATAGATGCGACCAAGTCTCTCTATGGCGCCTGAAACATCATGACCTGACGGCGGCTCATTGATGGTTTCAGTACGCACTTGGGTGCCATGCTTCTTGCCGATGCTGTTCAGGAAGCTTGGAATCTTTTTGTCGTACAAGTTCTTGTGGAACTCGCCGCCGAACGTGATGGGATCATCTGTCTGGAAGTATCGAGCATCTCCGTTCTTCATATCTACGCCATGCTTGGCTGCAATGGAGTCAGCCACCTTGGAGCCGAACACTTTGGCGATGTCCACCAGCGTCTGCCCAGACTGGTTATAGACCTGACTGCCATGATGGTTATACGCCTGAATGCGATATCTCCCATCAGGCTGAGGCTCATACTCAAACGTGTCAGCCTGCTTTGTCTTGTCGCCACGCTCGGCCTGTGTGATGCCTGGTGTGATGTACATGGAGTCATATCCACGAGTGGCGGCGTCATGCAGCAGATGCTTCAGCACCATCTCATGCCAATTGTTCGAGAAGGGAGCATACGGCACCTTGTTCTTCCAGACATTGGCTACATGCTGGTCGAAGTCATTGATGAGCCCGCTCACCAACATCCTGCCTCGTGTTTGGTCCTTGAGCAGCTCGTCTTGGTATATGTGCTTGGCAAGGTCCATCACGGCATCTCGGTAGTATGTTCGACCGATCTCTGGGCCCATCTCCCTCTCAGCGTTCTTGGCGTCCTCAATCCGCATCTGAGCCTGCTCTTGCCCCATGTCGTAGGCAGTCTTTTGGTCCTTGTGCTTGAAGAATCGCTCTCCATACTTCACACCAGCGGCATGAGCGATTGCGTCCAGCTTCGGCTTGATCAATGGGTACAGCCGATCATCTTTGTCGCGATAGCCTTTCGCGTGACCCTGTTGATGGACGTCGGACTGAATCTCTTCCACATGCAGGGCATTGCCACCTTCAGGTGTCTTCCTGTCCTGAACACGGGAGTGCGCAATGACTCCGCCCTGCTGAGGCCAGTGACCAGCAGCGAGGTCTCTCGTGCTCTTCGGATCAATGTACAGGTGCTCCCTGTAGTTATTCCCGCCTTTGAGCTTGAGGGAGCTGTGCCCATACTGCGCGTAGTCATTGGTATCTGTTTCGATCTTCAGCGGGCGATCAGGCAGAGTCTTGACCACCACTGGGGTCAGCGGGTGCTGTCCGGCCAAGCCCATCGCCTGATCCTTGGTGATCTTGGTGCTGGCATCTGAGAATGCGCCCTGCAGGCCACGGTCGGCCAGCTCCTGTGACTTCACGCCCTGCTTGGCGGCCGCATCACGATAGAACTCAGCGGCCGTCCCACGCTGTCTCGGTACGCTACTCAGGCCCGCCTCGAACGTCGGCCGGAGTGGTGACTGGGCGGTGCCGCCTGCAGCCATCTTCGTGGACAGCGCTGCCCATTCATCAGGAGACATGGCCCGCTCACCACGGTCGGCCCTGTACTGCTGGTTCATCGCGTCTAGGTCTTGCGCGAGGTCTTCGTTCTCGCCGTCTGGGATATCGAATGGCATATGTCACGCAGCGTATGGGTTGCCTCTGTTGCGGGCATTGTATATTTCAGCATCAGTGATGTCCTCCTCTTCATACGCCTCACGAGGTGGGGCATCGATGCTGATCCAGCCCGCATCTCGCAGGTACCTGAGCCCTTGGCTGATGCAGTCCACGAACTCATCGTGAGCTGCGCCCTCAGGGAAGGAGCATATCTGGCTGACCATGCCTTCAGCCCAGTCACGGACATAGCCCTTACGCTTGCTGGACTCAGGCACCCACACTCGGCCAGCCTTGATGATGTTCGCCACGATGGACAGGCGCTGGATCTTGTCCGCCTTGCCAGGGTTGTAGGCATGCACGGGTAGGTGGGCGCGTTGCAGGTCCTGTATCAGGCTGATGCCAGCGCTCTTGTCCTCGACCAGCAGCAGGTCCACAAGCTTCTTGGCCTTGCCCTCGCCATACACTGTCTCGAACTCGCTGATCACTCTGGGCCGCAGGTCAGGGTACTGAAGGTGCTCTTGCCAGCAGTCCAGCACCATCACGCTCATGCCACCGTCCAGCGGCTTGAACACACCGAGGGTGATCTGGCCCGTAGGATCATTGATTGTCTTGTCGCTGGTCGCGCAGTCATAGGACTGGATGATGAACTCCAGCTTGGGGAATGGCTTGCCGTCCGGCCACAGCCTGAACCATTCACGCTTCACGATACCGCCCTCTTCGGGGTCGATGATCTCGGCGTAGATCTCCTGCCTGCCAAGGTTGGTGCCCTCGTACTGCAGGATCTGTTTCTGGAAGCTGGGCGCAAGGTTCGCCATGTTGGCATGGGTGCTGGCACGGGTGATCACGACGTCGTCACCCTCCCGCTCGATCAGGCTCATGATCACATCCTTCGGCTTGGGTGTGGTCGAGCAGATGAGCTTGGTGTGCGTACCCAGTCGGATGCCGAACTGGATCATGTCCCAGCTGTCCTGCAGGTACTCCCAAGCGGCCAGCTCGTCCAGCCAGCCACCATGGAACTGGGGGCCACGGAATCGCTCAGGCTCGCTCGCTGGGATACCCTTGATGAATGAGCCATTGACCAGCTTGATCTCGTGCAGGGCCTTGTTGTAGTCCGCTATCAGCTCCTTCGGGATGACGGACAGCAGGCCTGAGTCGCCCTCGAAGCATGTGCCCTTCAAGTCGCCACTGGTCGGGGCGCTGACCAGCCAGCGGGTGTTGGGCGCCTCGATAGCCCAGCCACCGAGGGTCTCAGCGGCCGCTCTCGTCTTGCCAGCTCCACGGCCAGCCAGCATCAGCCATATGCTCCACCAGTCGCCAGCTGGCTCGATCTGATGCTTGTGGGCGGTCTGTAGCCACTTCAGCTGCCAGTTGATGACTATCTGGCGCTGGATAGGCAGCTCCTCGAACTCGGTCCTGAGGGTATCGTCAGTCAGCAGGGCATCGACAGCTGAGGTCATACTGGCTTGAGTAAGGTGTGCGGATCATTGATCTTCTGCAGCTGTCCCTCGGCCGCCTTGAGGTCATTCAGCACCTCGTGAGATACCAGCTCGCAGCTATGAGTCCTCGCGTATTCCTCTACGACGTTCCAACGGTTGACTGCCCACATGTATCTGGGCCCACGATTCCAGTTCAGTCGTAGGCGATAGACGACCGCCTCACGCTTAACAAAGTCATAGCTGGCCCACAGCAAAAGGAGTCCGCCAGCCGACTTACGGAAGTTGAGCCCAATCCTGACCATGGCGCCCTCATGGGTA